GAACAGGACATACCACAGGATGTAGCCGACGACCATGGTGGTCTTTCCCACCTGCCGACCAGCCTTGATGATGACCGTCCGTTCCTTGTCGATGATATCTACGGCTTTCTTCTGGAAGTCATATAGGTCGATATTCTGGAAACCTTTGTCCAGAGTGATGATCTTGACCCAATGCTGGATGAAGTATTCGGGACTCTGAGCGCATTTGGTGTATTCATCCACCTGTGCTTGGCTCATCGAAACGCTAATCCCAACCTTCTTCAGCTTGGGGTTGCCAAGATAATTGATTGCTGGTGCGGTCATGGATTATCCCGACGAACCTGCTTTAGTAAGTCAGAAGTGGACCCGACGAAAACTGCCTGATCAACATGAACAGCCGAAACTGATTCCTTACCACCTTTACGCACACTGGCTTCCATGTCCTTCTTGTCCTTCTGAAGCTTCATGAGCTTGTCGGTCATGTCAGATACGGTCTTGAGTAACTGTCCTGCGACCTCATAGGCGCGAGGATGTTGCGATTCCACCGCAACCCTAGACGCATTGGCAAGCAGTTCTGTGCCTTTGTCAATCAGTTCTCGGTGGGTGATGCGTGAGAATTCATAATCGTATGCCACATCACGATCTGTTCCACCGGTCACAGGCACAGGAAGATGCTCCTCGGCTGGAACGACTTCTGTAGAAGTGTTAGATTCTACTACTTCGTATTCAACATTGAGGATCGTGTTTAGGTTCTTGTCTACTTCACTGGTTGGTTCTGTCATTAGGTATATTCAATAATGTTAGTTGAAAAGCCAAAAGCTTCTGCCAAAGTATTAGCCGTATTTGGTACTGGTTCGACAGTGATTTTCACCATCTGGTTCGAATTGATTCCAAAGGTCGCTACATTGTATCTAGCTCCGGTCACAGCACCGATTATCGCATTGTTGACACGGAAGGTTCCGTTGGTGTCATAAACAACGAGAGTATTCGCAGTCGTGTCCCATTTCTTGACGAAACCGGTGCTAGTCGCCTCGTCTATGGTTGGTCCTTGATAGACCAATTCATCAATCTTGTAGTCTCCATTTCCACCAGAAAGAGTCATCTCCTTGAGTGGATTAGTCTCAAAGGTGTTGTCGTAGACATTGGAGATTGCCTTACGAATCATCTTGATATCACCGACAGGTCCGAAGATGTATGCCTTGACCGTGAAATTCAGTGTCCAGATGATAGACCGCGTAGACTCAGGATCACCTTCATGCGAGTCATCATAGGTGATGGAGTTGAATACAACCGGCACATCCATCTTGAGGCTGTTAATATTCACGAAGTCGATGGTCATCGTGTAGTCTGGTGCGAAGTTAGGTAGAATCTGTTCGATAATCTGAGCACCGTCTTCAGTATTACGCACGAAAATATACAGGTTGAAGTCAAAGTTGTATGGAGTACACTTGACCTTCTTGAGTCCCAACGGCAACCCTGTGGCAAATTGCTCAGTGAAGCTACTGATTTTGCGCAGCGGATCGTAAGAGATTCCATTCATTTCGAATGCCATGCGTGGCAGCGTCAGGTTCATTGGATTGATCAAGTCTGGCGAATTGGCGATTCGCATATACCACTTTTCCTTTGATGCGTACATCAGAGGAATGTTGATGCGTTCGATTTCAATATCCGCGTTGTTGGTCTGGTCGTAACGCACCAGCCGCATGTCATTGAACATAGACCCAAACGAAACTACGAGCTTACGAATGATTCGATGATAGTAGTGAAATTGTGGGAGCATTATAGATTACCGAATGGATTCGATTCTGAGAAGTCAAGAACAACATTGGCTTCTGATTCGATGATTACATTGTCACCAATCTCGCCCTGTGGAATCGTGGCATCATAGAGGATGTTATAGTTTCTCAAATTGGCATGGGCGTTTGTCGCACTGCCGTAGATGATATTGGCGTTGGTCGTATTGGAAAACTCACCCTTGATGTTGCGCAATCGCAGCACACCAGTAGGACGATCAAAGGTCACTACGATGCCTTTCGCATTCGCATTCGCAACATCACCGTGAGTTCCCTGATAGGCAACCTCATATCGTTCAAACGATACAGTGGAATAGCTGTTCGCATCCAGATCATAGTTGGTAGAGACTGTCGATTCGTCTGCCATGTAGTCGATTTCTTCGATGCCGGTGTTGATAAATTCGCCATTGAACTTAAAGGTTTCGAGCGACAGTCCGTACATGTACGGAACCTGCTTTCCTAACTGGAAGAAGGACAGGTCGCGTTCCACGAACCGGATTTCCATGATCTTGCGTTGAGCAGGCAGGAAAATCAGGTCGCCTTCATACGGTATTATGCGAAGAGACTTCGGCACATACTTTTCAAAGGTACGGCGAGCAACAGCCAGCCGCGCCGTCTTTTCAATCTGTAGACCAAACTTGGAGAAGAATTCCTGCTGACCACCGAAGTCATTGAAGGTTTCCATGTACATGTCGATCTTGATAGCCTGATCGAAATACTTAACAGGATCATCACCGAACAGAGAGTCTAGAACTCCCTGTGAAGTTCGCGGCATATAATATACATCAATGCCGTGGTTCTTGATGGATTCAATAACCATGTCCTCAAGGAGCATCTGCTCCCGAGTCGCATTCTGGTTATTGAAATAGACGGATGTAGGCATGGATTACCCCAAGAGGAAATCTGGCGGTGTCTGGAAATCGTTCTTCAACTGGAATTCCAGTCGAGCAATGTCCGCGATTGACTCGTCATAAATCTGTTGACCGTTGATGACCATACCACCCGGCAGTGTGTAGTTACCATACTTCTTCATGTTCTCACCCCACTGGCACTTGACAACCTGAGTGAAGTATTCCTTGAGCCACATGTCATTGTAGACCTTTGGAAACTCATCTGCGGTCAGTACGCGAGTACACTCCACGATGAAGTAGTGGTCCTGTGCGACCTCACCCGACTTCCAGTGCATGTCGATGTACAGCCGATTCATGTGCTTGTTGAAGCGAACAGGGTTTTCACCGACGAGGATCATTTCCAACATGCGGATATGGGTGCGGGCGATCCAGTAATACTGGTAGGATGAACTGGTGAATTCGTAGAGTTCGTTCAGGCGCAACTGATAGTTCAGGTCGAAGATGTTGAAGTTGCCACCCTGATTCGTGACCGTAGAACTGGTGATAGGAATGATGCGCGTGACGCCGATGACATTATCCGGCAGTGGCACCCATCCATAGGTAGTGTTCGCAATGGTGACATTTGAGGAATTAGAGTTAGTATTGCTGCCGTTGGCGAGCAATTCGGGGGTCATCTTGATTGCGAGATAGTCGGAATGAACCGAATCGTAGTGAAATTCTGCGAACTTCTGTAGGCAGTCATCCAGACGGTCATCCACCTGATCGTCGTCCACATTGATATCAATGACCGGGAAACCAAGCTTGCGAAGAGCATAGTCCTTGAGTGTCGCCCTAGAGGTTGGTATTGCCATGTTAGCTGTTGTCCTTGAGGTTGCGTTCGTATTTATCTAGGGGAGTATCCTCGATATCCCGCGCCGCGACCTCAAACTTGTTGCGGCGATAGCCATGACGCAGGGATTCCCACAGATAGGTCAGGTAGAAACGGATCCAGCCTAGTTCTTGGACCTGATAGATATGCTCCAACTCATGCCGGAAGGTGTAATCCTCAACCTCACCCTTGCTGCGCTTGAAGCAGATGAATGGGTAAATGGTGATTCCGCCGATCCAAGTCCAGCGAATAGGCAAAAAGCGATAGATGACTCTAATTTTCATGTGCTGATACTCCTGATCATTTATTTAGTCTAACCCTATCTAGGGTCAAAGGCGTAGTCGTCGGCGTAGATTGATCTAATCATGTCCTCTAATTCTACCGGAACAGCGAGATTCGGTAGAAATTCCGCACTGGCATTCTTGACCGGTATCTTGGTTTTAGGATCACCACCGAAAAGTGTGAGTAGTTTGGTCGCCTCATTGTCATAGTCGTGGAAGTTAAGAGCAATCACACCACCCTCTCTGAACCATAGGTTCTGAGGATACATGATTGGGTTGATCGTCAACCTGTTCCAGACTCGTTCGTAGAACATGTCGGCTGTAATCGCATCCACGGCATCACGAAACTCTTTGGATAGCTTGTCGTATTCTGTCTTATCCCAACGTTTAGTATCTACCTTCACTTTAGATATAGCAAGCAGAGAAGTGTCCCCGAATATCTCAGGAAATAGAGCCATCAAAGCTTCTGGATACTGTCTCGAAAAGCTACACTGAGAACGGAAGCGATCTACCGGATCCCGCCAAAAAGCATAACCGACAATGGCATCTAGTTCTTCTTGTGTGGCGAGCGGGTCGATCTGATTTCGATATAGGTCTGCCATCGCAAAACGCTGGATGTGTGGACTTCTACCGACAAGATCAATACCCAAATCAGGCAACAGGAGACTACGCATCGTGCTGCTTCCGGTTTTCGGGATTTCGAAAAATGCCTTTGTTTTGTCGAGTGAAAGTATCATAGTGCTGTCGCGAGAATGTTGTGTATTGTGTTTGTCGAGAATGTAATGTCGTTGGCGACTGTATTACTGGAAATCGAAACCGCGCTATTTGCTGGACCGGTATTTGCTGATATTGAAATCGCCGTCTGCGCTGTTATTGTCATGGTGGTCCAAACATTCATATACAGGTTAGCGTGATTTGTATTGCTAGATGGCTCGCCGCCTTGTCCGATACGAAGTATTTGAACCTCATCGTTGCCACTATTCAACCAACCCGATTTTCCAGAATCATATTGACCTTGAGTATATACTGTGATGAATACTTCCATCGGTGTAGCATGAATATCTCTAATATATGTGTATTGCTGTTCATATATTAGAGAAGTCGATGGTCTGGTATTCCAAAATCTTTTTGTCCATGATGCTGTCCCACCAGAATCTAATTTTGTAACATACGCATTTGCTCCATTATAGCAACCAACAAAACAATTCCCACCAATATCGGTAGTTATGTAATTTATGAGATTACCCGAAGGTATGGCTTTACGCCATGTGAATGTGGCTGAAGTATCTGCGTCGGCAACTTTACAAAAATCTCTAGGGAAAGAACTCAATCCAAAATATATGTTGTTACTGGAATCTACTGCGTCTGTTGAATAGATGTATGGTATACCCCAAAGAGTAGTGTTCTCTAGGGTATATCCCCACTTTTTTGCTCCTGTAGAATCCCAACAATGGATGGATGGTTTAGTTCCCCACTGACCAGAAACATAGAACCTATTTTGTAATGGATTTTTCGCCATGATCAATCTGGTTCCCATATTAAAAGTTCCAACCATGTTGTAATACCAATCCAGAGTGGTTCCGTTTGTAGACCATTTACTGATTACATTGTTCGAACTAGTAACCGCGTGACCCATTCTTACTAACGCATCATCGGTCGCACAAAGACCATAGATTCCGGCATAGTCTTTGGTATTTGCCGACCAGATCACAGTCCCGTTTGCTCCATAAAATCTGAACATCCTATACAAGTTAGCATCACCCCCATCATTAGTCCAGACTACAACTTGGTCGTTATTGGCGACAGATACACTTTGGATGGATCCGATGTTATTAGCAGCACCACCCACCATGACATTGCTAGCCCATTGAGTTTTTCCGGTATTCGACCCGATTGATTGTATGAACATCGGCGCACTGTTCCAAGCCCACAAAAAAGTTTTGGTGTTTGTTTTTAGTGGGACCGGACCATCTTGTTGATAAGTTGAAACACTTGCAAAATATGTATTAGGCACTGGTCGAGTATACCAAAAACCAATGTTAGCCACAGCCGCAACAAATCTACGGCTATTCATGATGATAGTCTGACGAATACTCATGTAATCGAACCTATGATTACGACCTCGTTTGTAGCAGAGTATACCGCAGTGGCACTCTCATATCGAAGCGAGATATTAGCAGTCGTATAGTTAGCCGAGTTCTTCTTGGCAATACCAGTGGTGTTCGCAAAGATGACATTACCCGAGTTACCACGAATCACTGTGACCGCAAATCCACCAACGGATGCGGCGTCGAGAGTGATTGTGATATCGGAAGTGTTGTTGGCAAACAGAATCTTACCTGCGGCATTGTCCGCATAGGTAGCCGATGCCGTGACTTGAACCACAGGAGTATCAATGACATTGCTGGTAAACTTTGCGTTCGCAGAGAAGGTAACATCACCTGTGAATGTTCCACCACCCCACGGAGTTCCTGTGGCACCTTGAATGCCTTGTAGACCGGTCGTTCCTTGCGAGCCTGTGCCGGTTGTTCCTTGAGAACCGGTCGTTCCTTGCGAGCCTGTGCCGGTAGTTCCTTGAATTCCAGTGGTTCCCTGAATACCGGTAGTGCCTTGTGCGCCGGTAGTTCCCTGTGATCCGGTGATTCCCTGAATACCTGTGGTTCCTTGCGAACCGGTCGTGCCTTGAGAACCTGTTCCGGTGGTGCCCTGTAGACCCGTAAGACCCTGAATACCGGTGGTGCCTTGAGAACCCGTAGTACCCTGCGCACCAGTGGAACCCTGAATACCTGTGGTGCCTTGAACCGTGCCTGCGGTTCCTTGAATACCTTGAAGTCCTAGAATGCCTTGAAGACCAGTGGTGCCTTGAATTCCAGTGGTTCCCTGAGAGCCGGTCTGACCTTGAGGACCAGTAAGACCCTGAAGACCCGTAGTGCCTTGAGAACCAATCGTTCCCTGTGCGCCAGTGGTTCCCTGAGAACCAGTAAGACCCTGAATACCAGTTGTGCCTTGAACTGTTCCGGCTGTTCCTTGAATACCTTGAAGTCCTAGAATGCCTTGAAGACCAGTAGTTCCTTGAGAACCAATCGTTCCTTGTGCGCCAGTGGTGCCTTGAGTTCCAGTAAGACCTTGAATGCCGGTGGTTCCTTGTGAACCGGTCTGACCTTGTGCGCCAGTGGTTCCCTGAATTCCAGTTGCGCCTTGAACGGTTCCGGCTGTTCCTTGAATACCTTGAAGACCCA